GCGTGGTAGTTGTGCTGCTTAGTGCTTGGTGATGGTGACCGGGCCCGGTGCTTTCGGGTCTTGCTTCTGCTGACTTGCGACGAACGCGATGAACTGCTGCATCAATTCGCCGCCAGCGACCGGTGCCTCGGTCACGCCGTCGGCATCAACCTCGGGCGGAGTCGCCGCTTCCACCGGCACTTCGCCGTCGAGATCGACGATCGCGGTTTCGATGAACAGAATGTCGGCCTCCGCTTCGCTGCGCTGCTCGGGGTCGGTGCGCCACGACAGCGACTGTCCGATCTTGATACGACGCGCGATCAGCTTGGCGACGCAGCGTTTGGCGAGGTTGTCCATCAGACGTTCGTCGAGCGGTCCTTCGATCGGGTCGAGCCCCTCGAGGAACTGCACTGCGTGCTCGCCCTTGGCGGCGAAGACTTCGGCGTCGCGTGCGGCGCGCAGCATTTCCTGCTCGACGTACTGCGGGCGCGTCTGGCCGTAGTTCTTCATGCCGAGGCGCATGTTCTGCGTGTACTGGCGAGCGTAGTAGGCCGGGTTGGCTTTCTTCTGCGTCGCCATGAATTGCAGCGTGTTGAACAGCGTGCGCTCTTCGAGCTGCTCGCCGCCGATCGACGCGCCCAGCTCATCGCTGGCGTCGAGGAAGGTCTGACGCAGGTCGAGCAGTGCTGCGAGGGCGCGGCGTTCCTCGTAGTAGTTGCCGGGAGTGGTGCTGACGTCGTTGACGGTGGTGGCCCCGACCAGCTCGCCGTGTTCGTCGCGCCCCGCGTACTCGACGTCGAGCTTGAGGTTGCGCTCCTCGTTGAGGAAGGCTTCCATGGTCTCGGGCGTCGGGTGATCAGGGATGATCTTGATCGCCTGGCGAATCGCTTCGCTGGTGACGACGTACTGCATGCTGCCGAGGCAGGAGAGCTGACTGTAGACGTCGACGTTGGCCAGTGCTGCGAGGATGGTGTGCTTGTTCATAGTGATGCTCCTTGGGTGAGTGAAGTGATTCCCGGTTTGTCTCGCCGACCGGGTGCGACGTGGGTTAGTTGTACGAGGGCGCGAAGTGCGGGTACTGCACGCCGTCCTCTTCGTGCTGAGAGAAGGTGAACTCGCCCGCGCTCTCGCGCTGCATGAGGATGTCGAGCGGGTCGCCCTGCTCGTCGACAGCGGCCATTTCATAGAGCCACTGCGCGACGTCGCCGTCGGTGGACAGGCGTGATGCGGGGATGCACTTCGTAGTAAGGGCCATGATTTATCCTTCGATGACGTGGGTGAGCTGGGCGTCGAGCTCGTCGGCTCTGGCGAGCGCTGCGTCGCGCTCGCGTTCGAGCGCCTGCGCGTGCAGCATGACGCGGCCGGCGATGACGTCGCGGGGCAGCGTGGCGTCCATCACCAGGCGCGCGATGATGTCGGCGTGGTTGAGGTCGTAGCGACCGGTCTGGCGGTTCATGAGCGTCTCCTGAATGAGCGCGGGAAGATGAAGCCTGCAAGCAGCGCTGCGAAGGCGGCGGAGAACCCGCCCGCCATGCTGCCGCCGTGCAGGGTGAACACGAGCCAGAAGACCGAGGCCTCGATGGCGAGTGCGAGGAACATGCCGTTGATCAGCTTCGCCCACATCGACCAGAGGCCGATGAAGATGACGAAGCCGTAGATCAGCGGCATCAGGTCGACGTGCGCTAGGCCGAACATGAGCGGCTCCCGAGTTCGGCCGCGAGTTCGTCGGCCGAGAAGGACTTGGCGCTGGGGTACAGCGCGTGCAGTCGTTGCAGGGCTTCGCGCCGGGCGTCGGGCGTCGGCTGCAGGTGCCGGACCGCCATGAGCTGGGTGCGAAGGGTGGAGTTCTCGGCACGCAGGGCGTTGACGAGATCGATGAGGTCAGACTTGAGCATGATGTAGTCCCCTACGTGATGGGTTAGCGAAGAACACCGGAGCTCGCGCTCCGGTGCGGTGTCAGATGAGGCCTTTGCGGACGGCCTCGTGGTACTGGTACGAGGTGCTGAACGCGCTGGTGAACACGCTGACGTTCTTGCGTGCGACGGGGACGGCTGCGCCGAGGACGCCTGCTACGCGCTGCACGATGGGCTCGTGCGTAGCCGCCTTGACGGCGGTAGCCTTGGTGGGGTTGATCTTGGCCAGTGCTGCCTGCATCTGCTTGGTGTTCATCTCGTGCTCCTAAGAATGAAGGGAACATTCCCTACACAACAACCACTCGACAACACCGACAGGTTTATCGTCGGTGTTCCCGAATCCGAAACCGAATCCGAAGTGGGTGGGCTGTTTGGGAACGGGGGCAGGGGATGGACGATGTCCGTCGCCACCAAGTTTCACAGTTTTTTATTTCTCAAAAATTATTTTGAAAATTCCTGGGCGGCCTTGTGATCAATATTTCTCGATCCGCGCTATACAAACGTCGTTGTCGTTAATACAAGCTACGCAAACCCAAAATTATTTTGAAAATTCCCACGCTTCCCAGCCTCTGAATTTCTCTGATACACTCTGACGCTATGGCGAGAAAGAAGTCGATCCTCACTGAGAAGCAAGCGGCGTATGTCGAGGGAGTCCTCGACGGAAAACCGAAGCCCGTGGCAATTCTGGAAGCGGGCTACCACCCACTCACCTCGACCACTCAGCTCGACCGCTCGGCCGATGTCCGCGCCGAGATCGCCGCAGCGCGCGCCGAACTCAGCTCCGCAGCACAAATCAGGCGCGTCGACATGATCGAAGTGCTGATCGAGGCGATCGACATGGCCCGGATGGTCGCGGACCCGATGGGCATGATTGCCGGCGCGCGAGAAGTCGGAAAAATGCTGGGGCTGTATGCACCCGAGGAAAAGAAAATTGATCTGAGCATCAGCCAAACGCGATTGCGCACCCAGTTCGAAGGCATGAGCGACCAGGAACTCCTGGACGTCATCGAAGGCACGAGCACCCGGCTCGATAGCTGAAACTTAGAGGCACGACACCATGACCCGACCCCTCCTCGCTGTAGGCTTCGAAAGGGCCTTCGTCGGCGTCGCCCAGCGCTGCGGGCAGCCCGACCTGGCGGTCTACGACTACGACGCAGCGATCGCCATTCTGGTGCGCGACGGCGGCATGCCCATCAACGACGCGGTCGACTACCTCGAGCACAACGTCCTCGGCACCTGGATGGGCGAGGGCTCGCCGCTGTGGATCACGAAGATGCCGCTCGCGCAAGCGCTCGAGAGCGGGGCGTTCGACGAGTGAACTACCTCAACCCGCGGTTTATTCCGCGCGTAGACCCGAGCCCGGACCCTTTCTCCGCCACCTGCCTCGACAGGCTGCGCGACTGGGCCGATAGCGTCGAAGACCCAGGCTCCGCCCGCTTCGACAAGGACCTGCTCGGCGTGGGCGGCGACGCGGCCTCTCCGCCGCACGAGCGACGCAACCAATGACAGCCTACGCCCTCTGTCCCGCCTGCTCGGCGGAGCGCGGGGTCGCCTCTTTCGTTGATGGCGTGTGCAACTTCTGCTACGAAGCGGGCAGGGCCGTGCCCAAAGCGGGCACGAACATACCAAAAACGGGCACGAAACCCCGGAAGAACGCCCGAAAGGTCGTCGCCCCAGCCCAACCCGACAACGTGCCCGCCGCCGTGCTGCAGGAGCCGTACCAGGCCCCGCAGTTCGACGCCGCCGCAGCCGTCGCCTCGCCGCAGGCCGAGCTGGCGGCCCGGGTGCTGTCCCGGCGCCACTTGTTGTCTTTTGTCAAGCGGTTTCGGCCCAAATACGACGCCGGCTGGGTTCACATCGACATCTGCCGTCGTCTCGAGCGTTTTTTGAAGGCTGTCGAGGACGGTGAGGAGCCTCGGCTGCTGCTGATGATGCCGCCGCGGGCCGGGAAGTCGGAGATCGGCTCCCGCCACTTCTCCCCGTGGGTGCTTGGACACCACCCCGACTGGGAAATCATCGCGGCGAGCCACACGACCAGCCTGTCGATGAGCTTTTCGCGCTACATCCGCGACTTGCTGCGCGATCCGGCGTATCAGGCCGTGTTCCCCGCGGCGATCCTCGATCCTCAATCCCAGTCCACCGAAAACTGGAACCTGACCGCTGGCGGCGGCTACCTGGCGGCTGGCGTCGGCTCGGCGATTACCGGCCGCGGCGCGCACGTCCTGATCCTGGACGACTTGGTCAAGGACATCGAGGCGGCGGACTCTCAGACCCAGCGCGACGCGACCTGGGAGTGGTACATCTCGACCGCCCACTCGCGCCTCGCTCCTGGCGGCGGCGTGCTGGGAATCATGTGCATGACCGGCGACACCCCTGTGCTCATGGCCGATGGCACCCAGCGTAGGCTCGATACTCTGACGACCTCTGACGCGGTGGCCACGTACGATGGCGGAAGGCTCAAAGCCGCTGTCGTCAAGGGCCTCAAGTCAAACGGTCGTGATTCTGTGTTGAAAATCACGACGAGTTCGGGTAAGATTGTCAGAGCGAATCAGAGACATCCGTTTCTGGCTACGACACTTACAGGGGAACTCAAATGGATACGAGCGCGAAGCTTGTCTACAGCGAACAAAATCGTAACCGTGAAGGACAATGGGGGAAGTGGAAAGGCGTTACCTGTGGGGCAGACGGATGCGACCAGCAAGCTGTTTGCCGGGGTCTATGCGCTAGTCACTACGGCAAAAAAAGATGGGCGGACGGGCACAGGGCAAACAGCGACACCGACGTCGAGCGACGCCGCAACGCACGCCTCAAACACCGCTATGGCATCACCGCGGCCGACTACGCCGCCATGTTCGAGGGGCAGGGCGGCGTGTGCGCCATCTGTGGAAAACCACCCAGCCCAGACCAGCCCAAGCACTGGGGAAAGTATCTCGCAGTCGACCACTGTCATGACACGGGGAAAATACGGGGGTTATTGTGCAACGACTGCAACTCAGGAATCGGACATCTTGGAACTGAGTCCGTGGCACTCGCCGCTGCCGGGTATCTCCGACTTCACGCTGGATGAGATCGTCAGCGTCGAGCCTGACGGCGTCGAGGAAGTATTCGATGTTCAAATCGAGCGCACCGAGAACTTCATAGCCAACGGCATCGTCTCGCACAATACGTGGTGGAGCGAGGATGACTGGGCCGGGCGCATCCAGCAGGTGATGAAGAAGGCCGGTGACGACGACGAGATGGGCGGCGAGATTTTCGAGATCGTGCGCTATCCGGCGATCAACGAGATCGGCGACGAGTACATCCTCGAGGACGACAGCATCGCGGAGATACCGCCGGGCGCGCCCGTGCCGCCCGGGGCGACCATGACCCGCCCCAAGGGCACTGCGCTGCACCCGGCCCGCTACACGACCGCTGCGATGCTTCGGAAGAAGGCGAACTACATCGCCGCCGGCCTGAAGCGGATGTGGGACGCCCTCTATCAGCAGAATCCGACGCCGGACGAGGGCATCTACTTCGGCAAGGAGATGTTCCGTTACTACGTCCATCAGCCGCAGACGCACGGGCGCTTCGTCTACCAGGCGTGGGACTTCGCCATCACCGAGAAATCCCAGAGCGACTGGACCGTCGGCACCACGCTGCTGCAGGACGAGTACGACAACCTCTACGTGCTGGACGTGCTGCGCTTCCGCTCGGACGACGGCAACGAGATCATCGAGACCGTCCTCGACTACCAGCAGCAGTGGGGCGCCCAGCTGCTCGGCTTCGAGGACGGCCAGATATGGAAGGCGCTGACCAGCCAGTTCAAGAAGCGCTGCGAGGAGCGCAAGATTTACCCGGCGTACGAGCTGCTGGTCCCGCTGACCGACAAGATGGTGCGGGCGAACCCGCTCAAGGGCCGCATGCAGATCGGCAAGGTCTACTTCCCCAAGAACGCCAGCTGGTTCGCGACGCAGCAGACCGAGATGCTGCGCTTCCCGGCCGGCAAGCACGACGACCAGGTCGACTCGCTGTCCTGGGCCGTACGCCTGACGCTGACGAAGTCCGCTCCGAAGATGCCCGAACCGAAGCCGCTCAAGAGCTGGAAAGACAAGATCAAGTCCTTGGGCAAAGGCAGGGGCGGCCACATGGCTGCGTAATCGCTTGCACTCTCTGATACTCTCTGATACGCTCCGAAGAAATCTCACGCGGGCACGCGCCATGAACTCATTCCCCCATGCCAGTTAACGACGAACTCGCCCACTCGACCTGGCAGCGCTTCCAGGAATGCCGCGACAACGGGCACCTGGAATTCCTCGAGAAGGCCGAGAAGTGCGACAAGTTCGCCATCGGCAAGCAGTGGGCGCAGGAAGACCTCGACGCCCTCAAGCTGCAGCGCCGTCCGGCGCTCACCATCAACAAGATTCTCAGCACGCTCTCGACCATCCTCGGCGAGCAGATCGACAACCGCTCCGAGTCCCTGTTCCGCCCCGCCAGCGGCGCCGCCACCGCCGCAGTGGCGGAAGCGCTGACCAAGGTGTGGATGCAGATCGCCGCGAACAACCAGCTGACGTGGGCGCGTTCCGACCTGTTCTGCGACGGCCTGATCCGCTCGCGCGGCTTCCTCGACGTCCGCCTCGACTTCACCGACAGCATGATCGGCGAGGTCAGCATCACCAACCTGAACAGCAAGAACGTGGTCATCGACCCCGACGCCGAGGACTACGACCCCGATCGCTGGAACGACGTCATCATCAGCAAGTGGCTGACGCCGCAGGATGTCGAGATTGTGTACTCGAAGGCGGACGCCGAGCTGCTGCGCGACAAGGACGGCAGCGCGTTCGCGTATGGGTATGACTCGATCGAGCGCGTGCGCGACCGCTTCGCCGGGCCGATGCTGTCGCCCAGCCAGTACGCCGGCGACCGCGAGCCGCACGGCGTGCGCAAGAACATCCGCGTGATCGACCGCCAGTACCGCCGGCTCGACCGCCAGGAGCACTTCGTCGACGTCAAGACCGGCGACATGCGGGCCATCCCGGCGAGCTGGGACCGCGACAAGATCGCCCTGGTGCTGCAGAAAGGGCAGGGCGAGCTGTCCACCATGAAGAAGCTGGTCAAGCGCGTGCGCTGGACCGTGGTGGCGGACAACATCGTGCTGCACGACGACTGGAGCCCGTACAAGCACTTCACGGTCGTGCCGTATTTCCCCTTCTTCCGCTACGGCGAGACCGTCGGCGCGGTGGAGAACCTGCTCGGCAGCCAGGAGCTCTTGAACAAGGTCTCCAGCCAGGAGCTGCACGTCGTCAACACCACCGCGAACAGCGGCTGGAAGGTGAGGACGGGCGCGCTGAAGAACATGTCGACCGAGGAGCTGGAGCAGGCCGGCGCCCAGACCGGCCTCGTGCTCGAGCTCGACGAGATCAACAACGCCGAGAAGATCACTCCCAACGCCACGCCGCAGGGCCTCGACCGCATCAGCTACAAGGCCGAGGAGCACATCAAGACGATCAGCAACGTCAGCGACTCAATGCAGGGCTTCGACCGCGAGGACGTCGCCGCCAAGGCGATCGCCTACAAGAAACAGAGCGGCTCGGTCGGCCTGTCGAAGAGCCTCGACAACCTCGCGCGCACCGACTGGATTCTGACGCGCAACGTGCTTGACATCGTGCAGGAGTTCTACACCGAGCAGCGCCTGGTCAACATCACCCACAGCGACGCCACCCGCGAAGCGGAGCAGATCACGGTCAACGAGTACGACGAGGCGACCGGCGAGATCGCCAACGACCTCACCCTCGGCGAGTACAGCATCATCATCACCTCGACTCCTGCTAGAGCGAGTATGGAGGACAGCCAGTTCGACCAGGCCATGGGCATGCGCGAGGCCGGCATCGCCGTCCCCGACAGCTTCATCATCGAGAACAGCCGCCTCAACCGCAAGGCCGAGGTCATCAAGCAGATGGAGGGCGACAAAGACTCGCCCGAAGCCCAGGCCGCCGCCGCGCTCGAGCAGCGCGCGCGCGAAGCCGAGGTGCAGATGCTGGAAGCGCAGGCCATGGAGAAGCAGGCCAGCGCCAAGCTCAAGATGGCCCAGGTCGACAAGACGATCGCCGAGGCGCAGGCCACTCAGGCCGAGATCGGGCAGGGCGACGGCGCCGACCCGGCGCTGGAGCAGCAGACCCAGGAGCGCGAGTTCGCCCTCAAGGCAGACGAGCACCTGCACAAGAAAGACCTCGCCGAGCGCGAGTTCGCCCTCAAGGCGGACGAGCACGCGCACAAGAAACAGCTGGCAGACCAGAAATCGCAGCAGGACGCCGAGACCGCCCGCGCGGCGACGTTCGCTAAGAGCAGACCCGTAGCACCCTCAACCCAACCGTAGGAGAGAAGAGAGATGAACGAGCAGACTATCGAGCAGGAAATCCAGGCCAAGGGCAAGACTGCGCCGCGTGTGACGCCGGCCGACGTCGAGGCGAATATCGCCTGCGAGCATTACTTCACAGCGCAAAACGGTGTTGATGGCGCCGGCGCGGCAGCCAATCATCCAACGCCTGAATTACAGGCCCTCGGCCTCCTGACCTTCTGCGTCCTCGTCTTGCGCAACGGGTTCACCGTCACCGGAGAATCGGCCTGCGCCAGCCCGGAGAACTTTGACGCCGAGATCGGCCGCAAGATCGCTCGCGCCAACGCAGTACAGAAAATCTGGCCGCTGATGGGCTTCGAGCTGCGCAGCAAGCTGAGCGAGGTGCCCGCATGAAGACCAAACACTATCGCCTGATGGCCCCTGTCGGCGACGGCTCCGATCTTGGCGGCGACCGCGGCGACACCTTTACGCCTCCCACAGGGGCTGTAGCAGCGGCTGAGCCCGATGCCGACGCTGTAGCAGCGGCCGAGCCCGATGCCGACGCTGCAGCAGCTACCGAAGCTGCGGAGGCCGCTGCCGAAACTCCGCGCGACACCACCGGCAAGTTCGTCAAAAAGGACAAGGAAGACGGCGAGCCGCTGATTCCCAAGTCCCGCTTCGACGCCCAGCTGGCCAAGGAGCGCGACCGCGCCGAAGCCGCCGAGCGCCGCGCCGGGGAGCTCGAGAAGCAGGCTGCCCAGGTCACCCGCAACCTCGACGTCGACAGGGCCGTGGCCGACGTCGCCGCGCTGCGCAAGGAAGAGCGCAAGGCGCTGCTGGACGGCGACGAGGACGCAGCCGCGCAGATTTCGGCGCAGGCGGACCGGCTGAACCGCCAGATCGCCATCGCCGAGTCCGGCGAGCTGACCGGGCAGGCGAAGGACCAGGCGCTGGAAGACATGCGCTTCGAGCTGACCCTCGAGCGCCTGGAAGAGAGGTACCCCACGCTCGCCGCCGGCCACGAGGACTACGACCAGGACCTCGTCGACGACATCCTCGACAAGCAGCGCGGGCTGATGCAGCGCGAGCGCCTGTCGCCGTCGAAGGCGCTGGCGAAGGCGACCGAGGCCGTGATGTCGCGCCAGGCCCCGGCGCCCGCCGGCGAGAAGACCGGCCTGGCCGCCGCGCAGACGGGCGAGCCGCGCAAGGCCGCCGCCGTGGCCAAGAACCTCGACGCCGCCGCGCGCCAGCCGGGCAACCTGAAGGAAGCCGGGCTGGACAGCGACAAGGCGGGGCAGACGAAGCCGACGCCGAGCGCCGGCGACATGACCTACGAAGAGTTTGAAGCCCTCCCCGAAGCCACCCGCGCCAAGATGCGCGGCGACTTCGCGTGATCTATTTACCCGGTTGAATAAAGGACCAAACTCATGCCGAACCTCGTTGAACGACCCCTCATTACCCTGGTCGACGCAGAGACCGGGGACTTCGCAGGTTTTCGCGGGGCGGACGGCACAGTCGACCACGCCGCAATAATCCCGCTGACCGCCGCGGGCGTTGCAACAGCCGCCGCTGTCGCGAGCATCGCGGCTGCAACGCCCGCCGACGCGCCTGCGGGTGGCACTGGTGTCGCGGCTGGCGGGTGGGCTACGGCGGCCAATCGCGACGCGGCGATCGCCACTATCAACGGCACGCGCGCTATGGCGAGCGAGCTGAAAATCCAGGTCAACGCCCTGCTGGCAGAGCTGCGCGCCAGCAAGATTATCGGCCAATAATTCCATGGCCATGATAATCAAGAAAGGCAAGACCTTCAGCAGGGTTTTGCGCCCGACCGCGCCGCCGTTCATCTACAAGGCAATCACGGCGATCACCAAGGCCGCGCCCGTCGGCATCAAGGCGGTGGGGCATGGCCTGGTCAACGGTCAGTACGTTGCTGTGGTGTCTGCGAAAGGCATGACCGAGATCAACGCCAAGGTCGACTGCAGCGGGCAGCCGAAGCTGGGCGAATATCACAAGGCGACGGTCGTTGACGTGGACAACATCACGATCAACGACATCAACGCTGCGGATTTTAACGCCTACACCTCGGGCGGCTACCTGCAGTTCCTGACACCGCTGGACATGGCTGGCGCATTAGCGCGGCGCGCCATCAAGGACCGCATTGGCGGCGCTGAGCTGCTGCGTCTGGACAACGGCGCGAATGGCGGGATAACCATCGACAACACGGCCCACACCATCACCGAGACGATCAGCGCCACAATAACCGCCGCGCTGACATGGAAGAAGGGGGTAACTGACCTTGAGCTTGAGATCGGCGGCGTAGTAACTGAAATCGACAGCGAAGACGTGGTTGTGGTGCAGGCCGAGGTGACGACGTGATCGAGACCATCACCGAAGATCGTCATGTCGTTATCCGTGAAGTCGAAGACACGCGGGTGGTGTTCGGCGGCGAGCAGGGGCCGTCTGGCGTGGAAGTTGCGGATGGCGACAAGGGCGACATAACCGTAACTGGCGACGGCACTGTTTGGACAATCGACTCCAATGTTGTCAGCAACGCCAAACTGGCCGACGTTCCCACGGCCACGCTGAAAGGCCGTGTTACTGCCGCAGCGGGCGACCCGGAAGACCTCACCGCTGCGCAGGCCCGCGCGCTTCTCAACGTCGCCGACGGCGCCACGGCGAACAGTACCGATGCAGAACTGCGTGACCGCGCAACGCACGCCGGAACGCAGGCGATTGCGACGGTAGTCGGGTTGCAGTCTGAACTGGATACGAAGCAGCCTCTTAACGCCAACCTCACCGCCGAAGCCGGCTTGACTGGGGCGTCCGACCAGGTGTCGTACTACACCGGAGTGGGCGCAAAAGCCCTGGCCTCGTTCACCGGGGCCGCGAGAACCCTGGTCGCCGCAATCGATGCCGCAGCACAGCGCGTCGTGCTGGGCCTGGGCAGCATCGCAACGCAGAATGCAAGTGCTGTTGCGATTACCGGCGGCGCCATCGGCGGCACTGTTATCGGTGGCACGACGCCTGCTGCCGTTTCGGGAACGTTGGGGACGTTCGACACTGGGGGAGTGATTGCGAGAACCGCAGCCGCAAGCACAGGCTTTAATGTCAGAACATGGACCAACATCACCACCTTCGGGGCTATTTATGCCACGAGTGCGACACCCGGCACCGGCAATTACTCAATGATTGCCAACAGCGACAATACTCACATCAACGCCGCAACCACGCTGACATTAAGGGCTAACAATGTCTCCAATGCCATCATTAGCTCGACTGGAATATATATTGGCGTGAACGTCATAGGCGTTACACCAACCGCCAAACTTCATTTTCAGGCTGGCAGCGCCACTGCTGGCACCGCCCCAATCAAACTCACCTCCGGCCCCCGTAATACCGCCCCCGTAGCCGGGCAAATCCAGTACGACGATAACTGGTGGTTGACAGGATCGGACGCCGTAGACCGGCGTGTGCAGTCAACCAATTTCACCGCGGCCGTATTCACAATCACGCCGCCCGGCAGCAATGTCGCTTATCAAAACGCTACTGGCTATCCGCTGGAGGTGTTTGTTACAGGTGGCACGGTAACTGCTATAGATTTCTCGCGCGATGGAACTACATGGCTATCCACCGGGATTACCGCAGGCACTGTGCGTCTGAGTCCGCTGGATCGAGTCCGCGTGGTGTATTCCGCCGACCCTGTTATGACCGGCGTTCCCCGCTAATCATCTGGAGTAATAAAAATGGCAATCCAAGGCACCATCGAAGTTAAGGCATTCGGCACCACCGTTAAACTGGTCAACAAATACATGCGGCTGAGCAAGTGCGAGACCAAAAACGAGCACCGCCGCGTGGAAGTGCCGCAGCCCGACGGCGCAGACGGAAACCCGAACAATCCCATCTATGAATTGCGGCATGTTGTTGGAGTTACCGGCACGCTGGAAATCTACGAATCTCGGGACGATGTGCTTGCCGGCAATGCCCGGATTACTGCCGAAACCTACGGCTGCCCGTATGACAATTCCGCAGATGTGCCCGAGGCGCAGCTATACCGGCACATCATGACACTGCCTGAAATCACCAACGCAACCGGGGTCTGATCATGAAACTACCACCTCTCGACAAACAAGCGCACTTCCGCGCCGGACGACGATCCAGTGAGGCGAGAATAATTCATTGACACTATCTGAACATCTCTGATAGAGTCGCGCTCAAGTAGACCAAACCCCGTCGAGGTTCATATCGACACCGCGTAGCTGGATGCGACATTCCGGCCGGTTCGACCCCGTTAAAGGCCGCTTTCGAACTTCGCCATCGACACAGGCGAACGTCAACGACACCACGACAGGTGTCCAAGAGAAGCGTCTTTTAACTGTGGAGTCCGAACTATGTATACCAATTTCGCCGCGCTCACGTCTGAGCAAAAGACCGTCTGGTCGAAGGAAATGTGGAGCCAGGCTCGCAACATGTCCTTCATCAACCAGTTCCTGGGCTCGGGTTCCAACTCGCTGATCCAGCACATCACCGAGCTGAAGAAAACTGAGAAGGGCGCCCGCGCCGTGATCACCCTGCTGGCTGACCTCGAAGGCGACGGCGTGGCGGGCGACCGCACGCTGGAAGGCAACGAGGAAGCCTTGAAGTCTTACGACAAAGTGATTCGCATTGACCAGTTGCGTCACGCCAACAAGCACGAAGGCAAGATGGCCGAGCAGAAGTCGGTCGTCACCTTCCGCACCGAGTCGCGCGACAAGCTGGCTTACTGGATGGCGGATCGCCTCGACCAGCTGGCTTTCCTGACCCTGTCCGGCGTCAGCTACGCGATGAAGAACTCCGGCTCCGCCCGCGTCGGCTCCGACCTGCCTTTCCTGGAGTACGCCGCCGACGTGGTGGCGCCTTCCGCTAAGCGCTACGGCCGCTGGAACAACGCGGCCAAGACGATCGAGTGGGGCATCGGCAACGGTTCCATCGTCGCCACCGACACCCCGGCGTGGGAGCTGCTGGTGCAGGCCAAGGCCTACGCCAAGGACAACTACATCCGCGGCATCAAGGGCAAGGGCGGCTCGGAGAATTTCCACGCCTTCCTGACCCCCACCGCGATGGCGAAGCTGAAACTCGACCCGACCTACTTGGCCAACCTGCGCCATGCCCAGAACAGCAAGAACGACGCGCTGTTCGACGGCAACGCGGTCAACGTCGACGGCATCTACATTCACGAGTTTCGCCATGTCTACAACACCCGCCTGGCTGCTTCCGGCAGCAAGTGGGGCGCGGGCGGCGCGGTTGACGGTCAGCAGATGCTGTTCTGCGGCGCGCAGGCGATGGGCATGGCCGACATCGGCGACGCTTCGTGGGAAGAGAAGGGCTTCGACTACGAGAACCAGCAGGGCATCGCCACGGGCAAGATCGTCGGCTTCCTGAAGCCGCAGTTCGAGACTCAGTACAGCGGCAGCACCGTGGAAGACCACGGCGTCCTCTCGGTCTACACCGGTCAGTAATACTCTGACAAGCTCTGAGACCGGGCGGTCTCAGAGCCAACGAATTTAGGAGCAACACCATGGCAAAACTCACCAAATCCCGCCAAGCCCAGTATCCGCTGGTGCAGGAGTATGTCTTCAGCTTCGGCGACACGGCAATCAGCACCACTGGAGCCGCTATCGACTTCAAGTCGGTCGCCACCGTCGCCACCTTCCTGTTCGGCCTGCCTTCCGGCGCGGTCGTGCGGGGCGGCGACATCATCGTCGAAACCGCGTATGTTGGCCCGACTGTTGCCACGCTGTCGGTTGGCGACTCTGCTTCGGCTACCAAGTACGCCAACGCGGTGGACCTGCTGGCCGCTGCACGCACCGCGCTGACCATTCCTGCCGCCGTCACCGGTGGCCTGGACGTGACCGGCACGGTGGCCCTTACGGTGGCCGCAGCCACCGCCGGCAAGGTGCGCGTGCGCATCGAGTACACCATCGAAGGCCGCGGTAACGAAGTGCAGTCGACCTAAGTCACCCCGCGCCGGGCCTAAAGCCCGGCGCATTTTGTCGTCCCGAGGAGAAGAGATGCCCGAATTCGTACTGAACCGCAACCACTCCATGCGCTCGCTGTATGGGCACATCGTCGATTTCAAAAAAGGCCAGCCGGTCTACGTTCCTCCGATCTGCGCGCGCGAAGCGGCGTCCATCGGCGCCGAATGCGTGGACGGCAAAGTCGACGTGCTGGACCCTGAAGCGCCGGTCGTGGTACCGATGTCGCCCGACGAGCGTCAGGAGAACATCCTCACCGCATTCAAGCTGATGGAAGAGCGCGCTCAGCGCGGCGACTTCAGCGCGTCGGGCATCCCGGCGAAAAATTCCCTGGAGAAAATCCTCGGCTTCGGCGTCGACAAGAAAGAGTTCGAGCCCTTGTGGACCGCGTACGTGGTTGAGAAGGGCGCTGCTGAGTGAACTCCACCGACCTCTACGAAGCGTTTCGTTCCGACGTCTCCGACGAGGCGGCGCCGTACCTGTGGGCGGACGCCGAGGTCTTCCGTTACATGAACGATGCCTACCGCATGTTCGTGCGCAAGACCGGCGGCGTCGCTGACTTCACCTCTGCAGCAACCCAGATTCCCGTCGTCGCAGGGGACCCCGTAGGGGCCCTCGACCCGTCGGTTCTGCGCGTGATGAACGCG